TCGACAACCTTGTATCACTGTGCAAAGACTGTCACGCTGACCGGCATCGGGCAAGACAAATGCGGTATCGAATTCTTTCTGACGGTTCGGTCGTCGCACGATGACTGTCATATCCCCCGTGAAACAATGTTTCACACGATGCCCGAAGACCGGCGAGTTGACTGTTTTTTAGCGTATTTCAGACAGAAACGGTCAAAGACAGTCAGAAACCGGCAGAGTGAAGCGGTTTTCGGACGTTTTACGCAGAGAAGATCGGAGACGAAATGATCAAATCTTCAGACAACTACATATTCGCCTACTATCAGCAAATGAAAGACGGCTCGGTAACCGTCGGCAGGTGGGTTCGGCTGATTTATGAGTACATCGTGAACGGTCTTCAGACGAAGAAGTTTTTCTTTGACCAAAAGAAAGCGAATCACGCCGTCGAATGGATACAGGCGCACTGCTTCCATACTGAAGGCGAACTCGCACCGGGCAATCTCAATCTCGAACTGTGGCAGAAAGCGATGCTGTCAGTCATGTTCGGGGTCGTTGACGAAGATGGGTACCGCATCTTTCGTGAAGTGTTTCTCGTAGTCGGTCGAAAGAACGGCAAGACACTTTTTGCAGCTGCAATCGTCCGGTACATATGGTGTACCGACGGTTTCGGCAACCGGTGTTATGTTGTTGCGCCAAAACTCGAACAGTCAGAACTGTCTTATTCGAGCATCTGGACAATGACGACACTCGACCCAGAGTATCAAGAGAAGTTCAAAGAGTCTCGGGTATTGGATTCGAGCCGGCGGAAGATGAACCCGGATGACCCGACCATGGAGAAACACCGGCAGACAGACTTATACATTCCCGGCACAAATTCGACCGTGAAGAAGATCGCATTTAACGCAAAGAAGAGCGACGGTTTCAATCCGTCTATCACGCTCTGTGACGAGGTCGCTTCGTGGGAAGGTCTGCAGTCACTTCGTCAGTATGAAGTACTCAAATCGGGCATGGGCGCACGACGGCAAAGTATCCTTCTGAGCATCTCGACGTCCGGTTACGTCAACGACGGCATCTTTGATGAACTCATGAAGCGGTCAACACGCTTTCTCAACGGTGACAGCAAAGAACGGCGTCTTCTGCCGTTTCTTTACATGATTGACGATGTAGAGAAGTGGAACGACATCAACGAGTTAAAGAAGAGCAACCCGAACCTGGGTGTATCAATTACAGTCGACTATCTTCTCGAAGAGATCGCCATAGCAGAAGGCAGTCTTTCGAAGAAGGCAGAATTCTTGTGCAAGTACTGCAACATAAAGCAGAGTGCCTCAACGGCATGGTTGCAGTCAAAGGATATCGAAGCGGCACAGGTACACGGTCTGACGCTCGCCGATTTTGCGCATCACTATTGCGTCGTCGGCGTTGACCTGTCACGGACAACAGACTTGACCGCATGTGTGGCAGTGATTGAGAAAGACGGCATTCTGTATGTCTTCTCGAAGTTCTTCATGCCTCGTGAGCGGTTGGAGACGATGCAGGCACGAGACAGTGTGCCGTATTCGATTTACGAGAAGAAAGGCAACCTCGTTTTATCCGGTGACAACTTCGTCGACTATAACGACTGTTACAAGTGGCTTACTGAGTTAGTCGAGAAGTACGAGATTCTGCCTTTGCGCATCGGATATGACCGGTACAACTCGCAGTATCTGACACAGGCTTTACAGGGTTACGGCTTCGTCTGTGACGACGTCTATCAGGGCGAAAACCTCAGCGGTGTCATAGACGAATTCGACGGTCTACTGCGAGACGGCAAAGTGAAGGTCGTTGACAACGACCTTGCAAAGATTCATATGTACGATTCCGCACTCAAACTGAATGCAGAGAGCGGACGAAAGAAACTGATAAAACTGTCGACATACGTACACGTCGACTTCATGGCGGCACTGCTTGACGCAATGTGCGTGCGTCAGAAGTGGTACAGCGAAATAGGCGAGCAGCTGAAGAACGAAGAGTGAGGTGAAACCGTGGGATTATTTGACTTTTTATTCAAGAAAGAGAACGAAGACGTCGCCAAGAATTACGACGGATACTTCGAGGCTCTGACCGCATACAGACCGCACTTTTCTTCGTGGAATGGTCGCCTGTATGAGTCTGCACTCGTTAGGAGCGCAATTGACGCCCGTGCACGGCACGTTTCGAAACTGAAGGTAGAAATTATCGGAACTGCGAAACCTGCGCTTCAGACACGTCTAAAACTGCGCCCGAATGCGTGGCAGACTTGGTCGCAGTTTCTGTACCGGGCGTCAACGATACTCGACATGCACAACACATGCGTTATTGTTCCGGTTTACGACGATTACATGAACGTCGTCGGGTATTATCCGATACTGCCGAAGAAATGCGAGGTCGTCGAGTATGACGGTGAACCGTGGTTGCGGTATACGTTCTACAACCGGCAGAGGGCAGCTGAACGCCTCGCCGACTGTGCGGTGCTCACGAAGTTTCAGTATTCGTCAGACTTTTTCGGTGAACCTAATAACGCACTGAATTCGACGATGAAACTTGAGCACCTGAACAATCAGTCGATTGAAGAAGCGGTGAAGAACGGATCGAACTACTCGTTCATTGCGAGAGTGAACAACTTTACCAAGACCGACGACCTGCGCCGTGAGCGGTTACGGTTCACAGAAGCGAACCTACAGGCAGACAGTGCGAACAACGGCATACTGCTTTTCCCGAACACATATACCGACATTAAACAAATCGACACGCAGGCATATGAAGTACCAGAAGCGGAACTCGAAGAGATTCGGACGAATGTCTACAACTATTTCGGCGTGAATGAAGACGTTCTGCAGTCGAAGGCTTTCGGTGATGCGTGGTCGGCATTCTATGAGTCGGCGATTGAAACATTCGCAATACAGTTCAGCGAAGCGATGACGCATGCGGTCTTTTCTGATACTGAGATTCAGCGAGGCACTTTAATCATGGCGACCGCAAACCGGCTGCAGTATATGTCAACTCAAGAGAAGTTGAACGTCTCGTCGCAAATGGCAGACAGAGGCATTTTGAACCGTGACGAGATTCGGGAAATCTGGAACCTGCCACCGTTACCCGACGGGCAGGGGCAGGCATACACCATCAGAGGTGAGTACTATCTGATGAATTCAGACGGCACGTTTACACGTGAGGGGGTTAATGACAATGGCAATCAAGAATGACAGGGAATACCGGAACCTGGGCACGTTTGAAGTGCGTGCCGATGACGAAGGCGAGAAGTCATACCGGGTGCAGGGTTACGCTTCGACCTTCGAGCCGTACAAGTTATTTGACGATGACGGTATCGAATTCTTCGAGCGGATCGCACCTGACGCCTTCAATGATGCAGACATGACCGACGTCGTGTTTCTGAGAGACCATGAAGGCAGAGTGCTTGCCCGGACAAAGAACGGGGCAATCGCTCTGACGGTAGACAACTTCGGTCTGTTCTCAGATACAGACCTTGGTCTGACAGAAGCAAGCAGAGAAATGTACGAAGACATCCAGACGGGCAACTACTCGCAGATGTCTTTTTCTTTCGTGGTCGCTGAAGACCATTACGAAGAGGAAGCACGCAAGGTCACAAGAGTCATAGACAAGATTCGCAAGGTCTTTGACATCAGTGCCGTGGCTTTCCCCGCCAACCCCTCAACGAATATCGGTATTGCGTATCGGTCTCTTTTCGACGGAGTGATTGAAAAGAGAGAAGCGGAGAGACTGAAAGCCGAACACGCAAGAGCGATGCTTTCGTTGAAGTTGAAGATACATAGAGAGGTTTAACGCATGGATATCAAAGAAATGCAGGTCGCAGACATTGAAGCACGCATGTCTGAGATCGAAACAGAGATGAATGCCGACGGGGCAAATCTCGAAGAACTCAGCGCAGAAGTAGACGCACTTATTGAGCGTAAGAATCAGATTAAGACTGCAGCTGAAGAGAAACGTGCACTTCTCGACAAGGTCGCAAACATGAAGACAGCACCGGTCGAGACCATCGAAGAGAGAGAGGTAGAACAGATGATGGACGTTAAAGAGTACCGCAACACAAAAGAATACATCGACGCATTTGCTGAATACGTCAAGACCGGCAACGATGCAGAGTGCCGTGCACTTCTGACTGAGAACGTCGGCACCGGCACAGTAGTCGTACCGGAATTCGTCGAAACCAAGGTCATGACCGCATGGGAAAAC